TACGTTCTAGTCGTTGAACTTTATACATAGTATAACACAAATATTACTATTTGTCAATACTTTAGTATCTTAGCTGCTGATTGTCCAATTCTTTTTATTTTCAAACATTCAAGTCTATCTTTTCAGATTACTTTGTAGTTAAAAAGACTATAAGGATATTCCAGCAATTAGAGGACTTTTCTACACTGTTAAGCGTAGGAGCTATTTAGATAACCCTTTTGGCGAACACCATGACTGATAAGATCGATCGTAATCGTATCATTATACGTCTTCATTTCTTCTTCGTTGTTTTCTCGTTCGTTATCACCAACAACACCATCTTCGACCAAATCAGCCAACAGGTGCATAATAACTTTCTCACCTTTTTCTGTTTTAGTCAGTTCGGTAATACGTTGAATAACTGAATCTGAACCACCAATAAACTTATTGATGAAGGTCATATCACGAGCTGCTTTCCACAGGTCTTTAGACCATACCAGTTTTTGTTCTGCAGTTAAGGCAGCAAAATTAGTTAATGCCATTTTATTCCTTTTAAAATAATATAATAAAGAATCCGCCTTATTATTAAGTCGATTCCCGTTTTCTACATGTAGCATTACGGAGCTTTAGGCCGATTTCTTATCGTAGAAATAAACGAAAAATAATAGATGGTAACTTGCTTTAACCGTCAGTTACGAGTATCGCCTTAAAGACGTTTGTGTGTTGGTCAATCTCTTTTCATCTAAAAATTGGTGGAAGCAGTTGGAGTCGAACCAACAATGTTTACCCGGAGGGAGTGGATTTACAGTCCACTGTAGAACACGCCATATCTACAATACTTCCTGAATCAAGGCTCAGTCTATAAACCGGACTGGCACGGTAATGGGTGCCTACAGGCAGAGCCAACATTAATCTCCTCTCAAAATCCTTTTTTCTTTCTCAGTTAATTGAGAGAATTCTTTTTCAGACATCTTAGAAATGTTGACACCCTCCTTATCTACAGATCTAGTAGATACTGATTTAGTTTTAGTAGGTTGGGAGTTAGCTGCCTGAGCTGCTTTCTTACCTGCTTCTACTTTTCTCTTATTACCTAGAGATTGTTTAGTTTCTACAACTTTAGTATAAAGAGGAGCTACTTTACCTACAGCTAACTTAAGACCTTCAGCCTTACTCTTACCAGCAGCTACATAGCCAGCCAGTAGTGTGTTAACAGTATCTACTGCCTCTTCATTATATTCTTTAGATTCTGAATCTAAGAACTTATATTTACTCTCAAAGTTTTCGACTAGAGTATTGAACTTACCCTCTTCAATGATAGCAGAACTCTGATTTTTAGCATCTTCTGAAGCACTTTTGGAAAGAGAAGAGATAAGATTTTTTAATTCTGCTTGTCTCTCCTTTTCAATTTCATTACGAAGTTTAGCAGCCTTAGCAGTCTCACCTTCAATAATTAAATTGACATATCTGTTCTCAGCTTCCTCGAAATCATAAGTTGATTGAGCAATTTCAATTACTTTCTCAGCTTCTTTTTTAGATTCAGTAGATTGTTGAATTAGTTTTTCTAACTGAGCTTCTAACCATAAGTTCCTTTCTTTAGCTTCTTCTCGTTGCCTAATGACTTCATCAAGACGGGATTTAGGAATTTTAATTTCTTTTTGAGGTACTTCCTCTTCTTCCTCTTCATCTTCCAGTTCTACATCTACTTCATCAGACTCATCATCATCTGTCTCATCCGTTTCATCTGTAGTTTCATCTTGATCTTCATCATCTTCGTAGTTGTCACCTCTATCAAAGGTTTCATCTAATTCTTCATAATCTTGTTCTGACATATTTTCCTTTTACGTTTGGATAACTATTACACATATTCGTTATGTGGAACGAGTTAAAATGTTTTACCTTCTTGAAAGTCTTTTAAAGAAAGACCAGAGGTATACTGACAGTGAGCGTATTCCTTAAAAGTTTTCCAATCACCGGCCCACTCTAAACCATGGGACTTTGCAATCTCTCCACATCTTTTAAAAAGGGAGATATCATTCCATTGGGCTTTACCAGATATAATAGGTACAAAATCAAAAGCAACTCTCCAATTATGAAAAGATTGACCACCTTTAGCATTTGTTACCTTTTTTCCTGGTTCTGTACGTCCTTGCGCATACAACCTATCTTGAGACTCTTTATCCCTATAAGTAGATGTGATTAGTATATCTATCTCTTCCCTTTTACAAGAAGAGATAAATAAATTACACATTTCTTTTACTTTAGGATGTAAATCTTCTAATGATCTTGAATTAATCATATTTGTCCTAAACCTCTAGGTTGAGGAGGTACTGGAGAAACTTCTTGTTCATTAGATTCACTCTTAGACAACTCTTCCTTCTCAATAGTTCCCATTAAAGTATCCATAATAGATGCTAGGCCTGGATTCTGAGCAATTAATGTTGCCACCTCAGCTACTTGTTTAAGAGAAGAGGCTTCTTTATCTTTAGCCTTAGCTTCTAATTCTTCAATAGCCTTTCTCATCTGTTCTAGTTGTAATTGAACTTGTTGATCTTGTAGTTTTTGCTGTTCTTCACTAGGACCACCTTCTATCTTCTTAGCAATTTCATTTTTACGAGATAGAGTGGACATACGAACCATTTCATCATCAGGTATTTGTACACCAAACTTTCTCATTTCAATAGCTTGAGAAAACTGAGCATTTTGAAAAGTAATTTGAGTGGGAACATCTGCAATTACAACATCATATTTACCGACGGTGACATCATTAATAATACCAGTAGCATCTGGAGCTTCTTGATTGATTGTTAATGGTGTATTAATAGATTGTCCTTTTTCATTAGCCCCAGTAATAACAAAAGTTCTCTCTTGAGTATAGAAAGATTGGATCAATTTAAGAACTCTCTCAGCAATCATGTTTCTAGTTCTAAACAGATTATCAATAGGAGCTGCTAATTGGACTGCTGCTTGATGTACTCTTGATTGGATAGCTGTTCCTGATACCTCTGGGCCTTTACCACCTTGAAAGGTTTCTGATACACCTGAGATTAATCTAATCAGATCTACACCAGATGTTACTAATTCTTTAAGACCTGTGGGAATAGGGTTAGGCTCAATCTTCTCAGGAGGTGTTTGTCCACGTTTATATTCTAAAACTAAACCTGTTTGAGCACCATTACTCTCAAGATCTTCTACATCCATATTAACTAAAGAGTTCTCTTCTACTTTCCAGCCTGAGTTAGCAGTTGTATTAACTACGTGTAAGATTTGAGAATAGACTTTATTAAGCATTTCTTGTGTTTTAATAAGATTATCTACTAATCCAATTGTAACACCTCTACGGAAATAAGGGAAGTAAGGGACTATGGTAAAATGGTCATAGGGACTCCATTCATCAAATAAGACAACATCTCTAGTTGAGACAGTCCATCTGATTCTCTTAGTTACCTTCTTAATTATTTCGTATTTATTTTCTTTTGCAAATCTTTTCTTTTCTCTAGGTTTGATATCATCAGGCACAGGATATAGATCACCAGTTGCAGGATCAAAGTAGAACTCTCTGTTATGGAGTTTCCAGTACTGTCTATCAATTAAACGAGCATGTTTAACAGAAGTTACATCTGTATAGAAGGCAGAGTAATTATTTACAGTACCAAATTTATTTCGTTCTTCTTCATAGGAGCCATAACCAAAATCAGGCTCATTCTCAATAGAAGCCTCTATCTGTCTCCATTTACCAAGACCATATGTTTCTTTAATATCATCAAAAGACATCCAAGAAGTAGTGATTACATCTGCCCAATCATCTGGGTCATATGATTTAGAATCAGGGTCTGGAATAACATCTAACGGATCTAAAACATTAATAGAGATATCCCCGTAGACATTCTCATTAAAATCCATTTTAATATCAAAGTAGCCTCTAGCTTGAATTAGACCATCAGCAAATACTTGACTTTCTTTCCATGGGTATCTATTCTGATCTGTTAGAAACATAGAAAGTTTAGAAAGAACATCTGAGATATCTTGATCGTCTACTTCTCTAGGCTTATAGGCAATATCCATACGAGATTGAGTCTGATATCCGATTACAGTGTTAACTGTTGAAAAGATGATATTCTCTTCTAGCCAAGGCCTGCCTAATTCATCTAAAGCTTTCTTATCATCATCAGACCATTGACGACCACCACCTAAATAAAAATTCTCATTAAGACGAGCTTGAGTCTGGTAGTTATGGTGTCCACGGTAGAGAGCACTCTGATAACGGCCCCATTGCTGTGTGGCAAGTTCTCGTTGTTTTAATATGTCTGCCATGTGTTTCCTTTTTGTAAGTTTAAAAGAGAAGGTATAACCTCTAGATTAGAGGGGACATGTAATCCAGACACTAGCTCTCCTTGAAGTGGAATAATGTGATCCACATGATATTCTTTTCCTAGATATTTAGAAATATTTCTAGAGAATTTATACAAATACTTAATATATTGTTTATCTTTTTCTGTTAACCAAGAAGGTGTTCTTTGTAATTTTGAGCATCTTCTTTTAGCTGTAGATATTGTCCATAGGGCTTTATTATTTTCATAATACTTTTTTCTAGCAGCTTTGCCAACTTCAGGTCTTTTTTGTTTATATGCTCTATCCAACTCTTTCTTTTTCTCTGGATAATTTAAAACATATTGTTTAGAGACTTTACTTTTACAACATTTACAACTAGTATAAATACCATCTTTTTTAGATGAATCTTTAGAAAATTCAGAAAGATGTTTTTCAATTTTACACTTACTACAAACTTTAGTTATCATGCAACTCGCCAATTACGCGTATTTATTAATCGACTTTTACTTTTAAGAAAATCAGCTCTAAATGATCTAGACTTTGGCATTGTAATTCCAACTGCTAAATATCTAAAGGCATCAGCAGGGTCAGACGCCCAATCGTGAACATCAGTATCTTTAAAGATCTGATTACGATCATCCCATTCTTTTCTATAATTCTTTAAACCATCTAAACCTTCTTTACATTTAACTTTATCAAAATGACAAAAAGGAAGGATCATACGTACTGCATTTCTACCATCTTCTTTAGATATACGTTGTACAGTATCTATTCTTGTACCTCTAAATAAATCTTCTGCTGTTTCAAAAATTGTTCTACCAGTACCATACTCTGTTTTTTCCATATCCCATGGAAACCAATGGCATTTATAGACATAGTTTTTTGATTGAAGAACTTTAGCATAATGATCTACACCTTTGTTATTAGAGGTATAGTAATCGATAACATGTATCTCTTTACCCATGGTTTGAGTAAACCAAATACAAGTATAGTCGCCTACACCTATATCCCACCAAGTCTCTACAGGAGTAGAAGGATCGTGTGGTACATTATTAATTTGACCTTTACCTTCTAAATCTTCTAAAATAGAAAGATAGTAGAAACCTTGTGAGTTAGCAGTCCAAGAATTAAAATATTCTTGTTGAATCATTTCTTCAGACATACCAGAGTCTCTATCCTCTTGGATAATATCGTCTGAAATATATCTATTACCGTTCTCGTCTAAAGTTTGTAATACATTATAATTCTGTACAAACCAATTAGGGTTTTTAATAGCCATCTGGTACATATCATAAAAATGATTTTTACCATTTGTTGAACTATTAAAAATAGCCCACCCTTGATTCTCACCGAGAATAGGGCGAACAATATTCCACGCTTTAGGATTCTGAAAAGCAAATTCTGAGAATACACAACCAACTGGATTACTACCGCGAACTTTATCAAATTTGTCAGTACCCATAATTTGTATGACAGAACCATTTGTCAACACTAATTTCATGTCGGTACTGTTTTTAGACTGTATCAAAGGTTCTGGGATATGATCTAGAAATTTAAAACCAGAACCATCAATACCATCCCATATTACCCTTCTACCTTGAGCATACTCTGGGAAGAAGTAGTAATAAACACCTTTTCTTTGCAAGCTTTTTTTGACAAGAGCATTAAACATTGTCTTATCCTTACCTGCGCGTCTATGATAAACAGCTATTGCTCTTTTATATCCTGAATCTAAAGCAGCTAATAGCTCTTTCTGATAAGTTCTTGGTTCAAACTTATAAGGAATTGTAATTATTTCACTCATACTCTAAAAGATTCCTCTTTTCCATTATGTCTCCATGTCATTGTATGATACCCTACTGCTTTAAGATAATCTCGTAACTCTTTTAATTCTTCAAAATTAGGGGATTCTACTACACTCCCTATCCTTACTACCCCATTATCTAGGAAAGTGATAGGGAATGTTTTATAGTACTTTTCTTGCATCTCGCAAAGAGGAAGAGTAGGGTCTATCTCTTTTTCATAACAACGCATTGTTGAGACAAGTGGATCTACTCTTGTTTTAGCCATTACTTTACCTTTTTATCTAGTTATTTTCTTTACTTTTTCTACAGTTCTTAGTGTACCTAACCCCAGTAATCCGAATAGTAAAGTAGAGAGAGCCTCCATTTCAATACCTGGGAAAACAGGTGGAATACCAAAACTGACAGAGATACCGTTGGCTACAGGTCTAAATAAGAACTCATAGAAGTAACCTAGAGCTGAAGTCCAACCTACTGCTGGTCTCCAACCTGCTACAAAAAGAGAAGAGGACGAAGCCTCAATCTTATTGATTTCTAGTTGTCCAAGAGTATATTCTAACTCTTTAGTTAGCTCTGCTTTTAATGTATCCACCTTCCCTTGAGCTTCTATATTAGCGTCTGGGAATATTTTATCTACTACTGTCCCTACTAATCCTGCTATTGCGTCTATCCCTATCATTTCAATACCTATTCTTTTTAATTACACCATATGCGGTAAACTCTCCCCATTCTGAAATAAGAAAAGCAACCGCTAAAACAGCCCAGGTTATGCGCTTTTGTTTTTTGGTCATAGCTTACAAATCCAAATTAGAAACAATGCTCAGAATTTCAGCCAGCGGCAGTTTTATAATTCGATCATTAGTAACTGTTACTGTGCCAGTACCGTTAGTGATGCTAGTCGCCGCACGCCATTGGTCGATGCTGTAACCAGTTGCGCCGGCTCTACCGCCCTCAGTTCCGCCGACATAAAACAGGACGGTGGAGTCTGGAATGGTATCCGGCACAAAATAGACGTTATTTGAATACGTGCAGGTTTGATTAACTGTGATATTGACCAGTGCGCCAATTTTAGCTATATCCTCAGTTGTGACTAAAACAACGTTGTTGCTCATTATCGTTGCGACGGTATTAACACCACCCTGGCTATCGACTGAGATAACGCCCAGGTTTCGACGAGTATATTTATCAGTGACAACACATGTGTTTTTTTCAAATGTTGCAGCAGTACAACCTTTTGCATACAAATCAGCGCCATATCCATCAACAGTGAGATTCTCTGAAATCACTGTGCCTGCCGCTGTTTTGCTGGCTAGAATCTGGGCATATAAATCGGAAACTTTGTTGTAGCGAACAGTACCAACACCCGCACTATCAACAGCTATGCCGTGTGGAGTCGCTGTTGCGTAATATTGGCCTGTGACTGTATTTTTTTCGATCGTGCCAGTGATTGATACGCCAGAGCTGTTACCAAGTGCGATTGAATATCCAGTCGGGCAGTTAAACTGAATAGTGTTTGATGTAATACTGGCATCGGGAATCGCTTCAAATGCCGTGGCAAACTGCAATATCCCGTAACTGGCGTTTGCGTTTATATCATCCGTGGAAACTGTGATGTTGTTTCGCGCTATCTCTGTGCCGGATGTTTTGACAAATACAGCCGCAGCATAGCCCGTTGTTCCGATGCTGGTTACATTAAACGTATTATCCGTGATATTGAAATCCAGCGTGTTAGTTATCGCCGCGCTAACATCCTGAGTAATGCCGATCATCGTTCCCGTTCTTGATAGCTGGAAATTGCAACCAATCACATCGATTGTCACGTTGCCATTGCTGGCTATTGTGCCCGATGATCCTGTTAACGCTCCGGTCGAGAATCCACCGCTAAAGGTTGTGCCTAAAAACCTGAACGTGCCTACCCGCAGATTTGACATTAGACAGCCGTAGTTTACAAAGTCTTTAACAGTGCAGTTTTCATACGTCAACGTCCAGACGTTTGTTGACATGTCACCATTGCCAAGCCCTGTCTGGATAGTGTTTTCACCGTCAAATACAATGCCATTTGCGTAGCTAAACCCGCCATTCGGCACGGCACTGACAAAGCCTTGCGCGTTGCTGACGTTTGTAGATTTGAAAGTAACATCGCCGACTGCAATGTATGACAGCGATTTGCTATTTCCGCCTAGCCGATGAAATGCGTCTGGATAGTCGCCAACACCGTTGGCTGTATACGTTCCTGCGGAAATATATGCACCATCGCCACTAGTAGAGGCATCATAGACTTGTCGAGGTGTTTGCCAGGGAGTTGATTCGACCATGGCTTGTGCGCGTGTGCGTGAATCTAAACCTGTTGACGGGTTGACGTAAACAAATTTGCCGGTTGCTTTAACGTCAACAGCATCAATGCGCGGAAGGCCGTTGTCATACAACAAAGTTATATCTGCTGTTGGAGTGTCTATTGCTGTGATTGGGCCAACTGTTGCACTCGCCCCGCCACTATTAAAAGTTGTAACATTACCATCAGTTACAACCTGCAAAACACCGTCTGCCACATTCAATGAACGTCCAGAAGTAGGGAAATCTGAGGGGTCTGCGTAAAAATTTACATAACCTTCTTGTATAATCATAGTTTATCCGAATAGTTTGGTTAAATCACCTTTAGTTATGTAGAAGGCTAAAGCTACTAAAGCCATACCTACAACTTTGGCGATCTTAGAAAGAAATGTTTTACCCACTTCTGTGTATAATTTGTTTTCCATTTTGATAATAGCTTTTTCCGCTGCCCTCTCAGCGATGTCTTCTAGGATATCTTCTGATAAGTAAAGGTGATCCTTTCGTCGTTCAATTTTATTTTCTTCCATTAAGCCTCTTTATAATCAGTGATAACTAGATCTGGTAGTTCTTCTAGTACCTCTGCCGAGTGTTCTAGAGACCCTACCTCTTCCTTCTCTAAAGTTAGGGGAGAAGAAGAATAGTTAATAATGTTGAAGGTGTGTGAGGTATCCTGTTTCTTCTCTTCAAAGAGACCAAAGTGTTTACCTAGTTGTGTCAAAGCTTGGATACGAGCAGCATGGTTGGAACCTGCGCCTTCTCTTGTAGCTTCTTTATATAATTTTTCTAGAATTAATTCAGGTGAGAGGGAAAGAGCTTCTGCTTTCTCTTGGAGTCCTAAAGATATATGGTAGGATACATTACTTCGTCTAGAATACTGATTATCATGTAGATAAGTACTGTAGTTAGTAAGACCAGGTTTTACAGCTTCATAAGCTTTAGCATGAGAGAGGGTAGATAAATAGACACGGACATATAACTTCTCATCTGGTGAAAGTCTAGGAGTTCCTATTGTCTTCAATTCTCCTGGTTGTTCTTTTGTATTTAATTCTTTATGTTGACTACTCATTGTGCTTGTTAGATTTTCTCATGTTTATAAAAGCAGGAATGACTTGTAAGTTAATACCTACATGTAATCCACATACATTTTTACCGTTTAAAGGTACTATATGATCTACATGCCATTTGATTCCTGTTATTTCTGATCTTATTTTGGCAAGAGAGTAGCACTCCTCTATGATAAAAGAGTTTAATTCGTCATTATATACAGAACTAGCTTTTTCTAAGAATCTTCTAGTAGCTTTGTGCATTGCATATCTAGCTTTATTTTTTAGTCTGTATGCCTGTCTTTGTTTTCTAGTTCTTATATTATATTCTTGTTTCTTCAAAGACAAGACATCTTTATTATTTTTATAATACTTTTCAGCGTATGCTTTAAGAATCTCTTTGTTTTTCTCTTTCCACTTTTTACTACTAGCTATGGATTTACTGTGGTTGTTATAATGGTACTTATTTCGTCTAGAACAACTACAATCTTTACATTCAGACCTGTATCCCGATTTAATAGCTTTTCTTTTATGAAACTCACTTATAGGTTTTATTGTTAGGCACTGAGTACATTTTTTACTTTGCCATTCCTGCACTTTTTGTTCTTGCATAAGATCTATTTTTACTTTTAGATTGAACTGCTAAATTACCTAATCTGTTATTATGGGGGTTATTATCTTTATGTGCTACATCAAGGCCATCACCAATTCTTACTTTCCCTTTTTTCATAAGAGAGTACCGGGCTCTACCTCTGCTAGCTCTTTTTTTCTTTTGATCTGATTTGCCTTGGTAGTTAGCATATTCAGCTTTATAATCGCGTTTATAATTAGATGATGAAGGCATGTTACTTCCTTTTAAATGTAGCTTAGACAATATTGAAAATAGGAAAGTTCATCGATACCCCTAATCAAATAGTATCTATTAGTTCTTATCATTCTTATTATTCTATTAATCTATATCCATAGGATCTAATAGATTAATAGGTCTATAAGATCTAATAGATTCCAATAGTTCTATTGCTTAGACAATTTAACTATTAAAAAAGTTCAATTTATAGAAAAGTCTTAAAATAACCTCTTGGCCCCAAATGGGATTTTATATTTATTTTTATATTTTTTAGAAAGAAGAAAAAGGATAAAAGGTCATTAGATCCTAATAATCTTTAAAATTAGTTTATAATTTTTTATTTATATTTTTATAAAAGAAGAAAAGGATAAAAGGTAATTAGATCATTAGTTTCTATTATTGCACTTTTAGTATCTGTTAGAATCTATTAGATCTATACTGCTTTTTCTTCTTCTTTATCTTTTGGAAGAGTCGCTGGGACTATTGGTTTCTTTGGGTTTCTGTATGTAGAGTTGACTTAGAGAAACTGTGGGATATTCTCTTTTATAAAAAGTAAACTAGAGAAACTGTGGGATAGATCATATAGGTCTATTAGAACAAACAGTACCCATTCCTAACCAACCCCCCTTGGGTTCTATTAGAATCTGCTGATATTCTTATTTAAACAGTGTTCAATTAGAATTAAACAGTGTTTATTTGACTCTTTCAGGGACTTGTGGTACAATGGGAAACAGGTGAATCTGTGGGTTAATTTCCCCCAGTACCCCTTTACTCCTTATATATGCCCAGAGCATCTAGCCGACTACTTGACAATCCTTTCACTTTTTGAGATACTGAAGTCGTTCCAAGAGAGGCAGGAACAGCAGGAACCAAGGGGGTTCTGGGTAAGAGCTAAGGCTCTTGACAAAGTATCGTCTTTTCGATACACTATTAACAAGCTGATAAAGCGGGTGGCTGACAAGCCTATTGAACGCTCTATTGACTTAACAGGATTGTGCCTGTATAATCTACACTACGCTCTTTAACAAGTAGGATACTATAGGTCTATTGACCGCTGAATAAGGACTAACTACGTCCTGAAGAATAGCAGTTCTATAGTCACATCTTAAATCAAGCTAACTGGTTTACCAGTACGGTTTCTCTTAACCATAGTTGTGTCTTTTATATTCTGATGTTTGTAGAGTCTGATTGGTCAGTCATCAATAGATTATTTTGTATCCATAAATCGGTGTGAATAGTCAAAAAGTCCCATTGCGGTTATGAGTGAAACTCTCATCTATTCATCTACTTTCAATTAGCTCAAGGGATAGCATCCTTGTACCTTTTTGTTACCAAATGACACGGAGTCGTAAACAGTAGAAAGTGTACGTATCACTAATAATACGGAAGCGCATCATGGTTGCGCTATAGACATTGTGTCTTAATGACCATACAGAATTTGAAGGATAGATTAGCAAGCAATTGTTAGTCTATCCTTTTTTATTGTCTAAAGGTTTTGAATAAATCCTTTAGTTCTATTAGTAAATATTAATTAGTAGAACTACGGGATTATTTTATTAATCCTTTCTTTTAATCAATGACCTTTGGAGGTCTTTATGTCTAATGATACAGTAAATATTGAAGTCTTGTCTGCCCAATATAAAGGCAGAGTTTCCCTAATTCTTAAAGATCATGGAAACGTACAATCCAAAATCCATGAGTTTATGGTATCCTTGTTTAAGGATGTAATAAACAATACTGTTCCTTTCAGTTCTTTAAATGAACTATATTCTGGCCTTGGTAAAGGTGTAAACAAAAAGGCTATAAAAGATTGGATACATACATTCTCGCCTTTACGTTGGAATGAGGAAAAACAAGGATTTGTTAGAGCTAAAGCCCATAAATGGGATATGGCTATGATTACGGATGGATCCCATAATCCATACTACCTTTTTGACAAACCTAAGAAAGTAAGCAATCCTAAGTTTGACTATGATAAAAAGGTGACATCTTTAGTCAAAGCTATGGATAAAGTGATAGCTGAGGCACATACAGCAGGTGTAGACTGCGAATCCTTAGAGAGAATCTTAGCATCTCTCAAACTGTTAGAATCCTAACAGTTCCTAATAGTTTATAACAGGTTCTATCCAAAAACCTGTTCATATCTTTTCTTTAGAAAAGAATTCATAAACATCTACGATGTGAATTCATGAACTTCTTTAAAGACTCTAATTGTATTCAATTAATGGTGATTAGCACCAGCTTTTAGAGTCTTCAAATTACCTAAAGGTTCTACCTGTACGACAGGCACACAGGGAAGTCGGCGTTCCGACCTAAGCCAATAGATATTCGTGTCATCCAACTAGAATCTTTAGTTAATCTTTTTCTTTAATCAATGAGGTTGTTATGTTTATTCTTTATAAAAATAGTATGGACAACAGTAATATTGTAGGATATTTTGCATCTCATGATGTAATCGAGGGTTCTATAAAACTATCTTATTCAGGTATAAAAGGACTATCTTTAAGGCATCGTAATAACACTATCGAAGTGTTGAGTATAGTTGGCAATAAAAAAGAATCAATTGATAGGTTTATAATTGAACCTTTATTTATACATACCAGACCTGACCATTTATAAATAAAGCCTTTAGTTAATAATTTTTCTTTTAATCAGTGAGGTCTATATGAAAATTAGAATCTATAAAGCCGAGGAATCAAGTGTATTCCCTAATGAATATATAAGATATATAGAATACTGCGGTCACACACCCCTCTACCTACTACGACATAATCTAATAACAGACCACACATATCTACCTGATGGTTCTAATCGTAGTAAACGTAAAGCACGTAGAATGATAGCAACTACTATCAGACTACTAT